CGGGCCAGACCCACTCTCAATCCAAATGGCCGAAACCCCACAGGCCTTCGCAATGGAGGCGTTATAGGAGGAGCGTTGTGATCTCCCACGTTCAAGATCAGAAATAGATGCCTGATCGATTCCCACGAGCTTTGCTAGCTCGGCTTGGGTAAACCCGGCGTGCCGTCGAGCGGCCTTGATTCGTTCTTTATATTCCATCTTTCGATTATTACTGGCGAACCCATATCGTTGCAAAGTGGTATGCCCATGATCTACGATATGGGTATTCACATAAGCGGGCGTAGTATGAAGACCATTTTCAAAGACCTCGTTGCCTTCTTCGGGACGCAGGAGGCCACAGCAGAAAAGCTCAAAGTCGATCAAAGCACAGTTTCTGGCTGGGTCCGGGGTAAGCACGGAATGTCTCCTGTTATTGCCAAGCGGGCAGAAGCCTTGACCGACGGGACCTTCAAAAAAGAGGACCTTTGCCCTGCTTTTCCATGGGCCGAAATGGTGGCTTGAATCGACATTCGAATCGCTCCAGCCCCTTGAGAAATACTTTGATACCAGTAATGGCTTAACGCTACGCGAGAAGAACTGAGGTTTTCGCAATGGAACATTTCGAAAGAACACTGCATCGGGAAGTAAAGGCTGATGGCGGTACCGCCCTGGCAAAACGTATGGGCGTGAATGAGACCAGGTTGCTTGACTGCGCCAATCCGAATCGTGAGGCGCATCGGATGAATCTAGAGATGTTCGGCCAAGTGCTCACCCATCTCTCTATCGAGTCCCGGGCGATTGTTCTCAACGCGCTACTCGATGAGTTCGGGTACTCGCTGGTGGCGAAGGAAGTTACTGAGGTGAAAACCCTTCCTGCCGCGCTGGCACTTGTTGGAAAGGAGTTCGCGGATCTGACGGTCGCAGTGCATAACGCATTGGTAGATGGCCGCGTAACACAGATCGAGAAAGCGGGGATCTGTAAAGAAATCGCGCATGTCCGGCGCGAGGTTGACGCCATTGAGGCTGCAGTGAAGGTCGCCTAAATCACAGGAACAAAAAAGCCGACGGAGAAGGTCGGCTGATTCGCAAAACTAGAGAGCGACGATTATGCACAGCCACATTGCCCCGAGCAATACCCTCGATGTCGAGACACGTCTTGGTCAATCGCAAAACGTCTCATGTCACACCATGTCATCACGCGAGATTGCCGAGCTGACCGGCAGTTCGCATGACAACGTCCTGAAGACAGTCCGAGCGCTGGTTGCCAAGGGTGTCGTTTCCTCAAACGACACCCCCTACGTCCATCCACAAAACGGTCAGGTCTATCGCGAGTTCTTGCTATCTCAGCGCGACACCTTGGTGGTGGTCTCGGGCTACAGCGTCGAATTACGCGCAAAAATTATTGATCGCTGGCAGGAACTCGAAGCGCAGCTTAATCATTTCCAGATCCCCGCAACCTACGCCGAAGCATTGCAGGCTGCCGCTGACCAGGCCAGGGACAACCAGTCGCTGCGGTTGGTCATTCTCGGTCAGGCACCGAAAGTTGCCGCGATCAAGCGTTTGGCTGCGGCCGGTGGAGCGATCTGCATCACCGACACCGCCAAGCAGTTGCAGATCCAGCCCGCGAAGTTGTTCGCCTGGCTTGAACAACATCGTTGGATTTTCCGTCGCAAGGGTTCCAAACGCTGGGTTGCCTATCAGCCGCGCATCACCGCCGGCTACATGACTCACAAAGTAACAGCCCTGAAGCCTGATCCGGAAACCGGCATCGCGCGAGCCGCATTCGACCCAATGGTCACCCCGAAAGGCCTTACCCGTCTTGCTGAGCTTCTGCAGGAGGCCGAGTAATGGCCGGCGATTGGATCAAATTCGAACTCACCACCTTAGACAAGCCAGAGGTCTGCCAGATTGCTGATTTAGCCGACATCGACCCGGATGCGGTAGTGGGCAAATTGATGCGTGTATGGGGTTGGTTCGACCAGCAGACGGAGAACGGTAACGCTCCGAGCGTTAGCAAAAAGTTACTCGATCGGCTGGTGGGCGTTATCGGTTTTTGCGAACACATGAAGTCGGTGGCATGGATGCATGAAGTGGATGGCGTTATCAGCCTGCCGCATTTCGAGCGTCACAACGGGAAAACCGCCAAAAACCGGCTTCTCACTGCCAAAAGGGTAGCCAACCACAAAGCAGCTAACGCCAAAGGTAACGCTCCAAGCGTTAGCAATGCGTTACCTAAAGAAGATGTAGAGAAGAATAAAGATCAACACAACACTCCGGGCGCGAGCGATCGTTCGGCGGCAGTCGAGATGTCGCTTGAGTGGGTGCCTGATCAACAGCTCTTGCAGGCTTACGCACTACGGATGGCCCTACCGTTGACGACGTTCACCTCGGAGGCCACGGCTGCTTTCGTTTGCCATTACACCGCCAGTGGTCGTTTCGAGACGCAAGCAGCCTGGGTCAGCCTGCTCGTGAAGTGGATCAAGCGCGATGTTGCCCAAACGGCCAGTTCCAACATTCGGCAATTTCCCGTGAGGCAGGTCAACGGCCCGGATTTTGACGACACGACCTGGTCCGATGACCTAGGTGACTTGTGATGAGCCAAGCCAACCGCGTCCCCCAGAGCGCCAACCAGCTGCTGAGCAACATGGGCAACCTGCCGCCCATGACGCTGGAGCAACCGAAACAATTGCCGCCTGGTACCGCTGACGTCGTTAACGCGCTGTTCAAGGAATTGCAGGCGATCTTCCCGGCTTGGAAACAGGCGTGGCCAGATGATGAAGCCCTACGCGCTGCAAAACGCAGCTGGGTCAAGGCATTCATTGCAGCCGGGATCAATACCCTCGAGCAGATTCGGTACGGCTTGCGCAACTGCCGACAGCACGGCGGCGATTTCGCGCCGAGCGTCGGCAAGTTTGTGAAGTGGTGTCAGCCAACGCCTGAAATGCTGGGCATTCCTTCGCACGATAAGGCCTTCCGTGAAGCGCTGGTCAATTTGGACCCGAGCCGAGCGTTGTCCCGCGAGTGGTCCCACCCGGCGGTACGTCATGCCGCGCTTCAATGCGCGATGCATAACCTCAACAGCCTGGTGTCCGAGAAGGCCAGCAAGGTCTTTGATCGCGCTTATGACATCACCATCCGGATGTTAGTCAGCGGACAGCCGCTCGAAGACATCGCGGTGGGCATCGGCCACGACTCGCAAAAACCCGAAACGCAACTCGCGGAAGAGTACGGCGAGGCGCGGTTGTTGAAGACCATGTCGCAACAGTCGATCCCGCTTGACGGCAAGGTCGCCCGCGCCGAGTTGCTGGCTCGTTTTGCCAGTGGCCCGGGAAAACGCGCGCAGCAACAAGCCTCGCTTCCACGTACCCGCTTGAATTCCCTCCCTGATCCATTCAATCCCACAGGTGGCTTCTGATGAATGCAGCCAAGCAACAAAACATGCTCGCCGGGCAATCTTCACTTGCCCGCAAGGTGTTCAAGGTCGTGCCAATCCAGGAGCGTTGGAGTGCCCACGACATTTTCAATTCGTTGATGGCTGCCGAAGCCACGGGGGCCCAGTTCCCGGCTGTCCGTCACGGCCTGGGCGAGTTGAAGGAGGCAGGTCTCATTCGCGAACCCGTTAACGGTCACTTCCAGCGTACCGCCATTACTATCAAATCCCCGAGGGAGCAGAGCATGTCAAAACCAACTCAGCCGGCCGCCATGACCATTCAAAAAGCCGATGTCAGTGCCCTGGATACGTTGGCGGTGCTGTCTGGCGAGGTCATCAGCTTTGCCGAGGAGGTCGGACAGCGGATGAAAAAGCTGGCGGTGCGTATTGAGGAAGTGGCGCTTTCCGTCGAGGCGGAGCGCGAGGTCAACGCTGACGCACTCGAAAAATTCAAGCTGCTGCAATCTCTGCTGAAGGGGGGCTAATGGGCAAGCGCTTGGTGATCGGTTTGGATATGCCAGATCGCCGCCTGGCTGTGCCGAACCCGGCGAACTATCGGTTCGCCGTGTTCTGCTGCTCGTTCAAGATGGATATGGGCAGCACCCCCGACCACGCTTTGGCGCTGTTCGTTGACCAGGCAATGGCCCAGCGCTACGGCGCCTGGATGTGGCCGACCACGTTTCAGGTCGTTGACCTGGACAATCCTCTCGGAGACCAAAAATGACGGCCTTGGCAAAGACCCTGACGGTAAAGCTGTCGGATGCTGAGATCGAACGCAATGCCAAGAAGCTGCATGTCCGAGATCTGCGCGATACCAGTCACCCGGCGTTGCACTTTCGCTTTGCGAAGAACCGTTCCCGTGGCTCTTGGTACCTGCTCAGCAAACGCACTTGGCACCGTATCGGCGGCTTCCCTGATCTGAGCACCAAGCAAGTGGTCACGGCACTGCCGGCAGTGCGTTTGCGCGTGGCTGCCAACGAAGGTTCGGCGCTGTCCAAGTGGGTCACGATCAGCGAGCTGTTGGGATGGTACGCCGAACGTATGTCCCGTGATCGCAGCCTTTCCAGCAAGCGCAAGAGCACTGCCGCGTCGGCCATCAAACGTCACTTGATGCCGTGTCTGGGTGACCTGCCTCTCAGCGATCTCAACAAAGCCATGCTCGACAGCGAGCTGATCTGGCCATTGCAGGAAAACTACTCAGCGGGCTATGTGCAGCTGGTGTTTAAGCTGCTGGTCCAGGCGATGCGCCAGGCGTTCAAACTCGGTTTTATCCGTGTTAACCCGATGGCGGGAATCAAATTCAGCGACTTCAGCAAGACGAAAGTCGGAGCCAAGCCTGGCCGGTTGCGCGGTGTTCAGTTGCCGCAACTACTGGAGCAGTTGTCCCAGGTCGTGCTGACGGCGCCGGCCGACGCCATGTTGGCGCTGATGATGCTCTGTCATGGCACGCGTATCGGCGAAACCCGGCAGGCTCGCTGGTCGCATATCAGTCTGGCGGAGCGCGAGTGGTTCATCCCGGCGGAGCACACCAAAACTGGCGTCGAGCATCACCTACCGCTGACAGACCAAGTACGCGAGTTACTGATCCGTTATCGCGACATTCAGCAAGCCAAAGGGTATGACGGCGAATTCCTGTTTCCGGCGCGCCATGGCAAAGCTCTCAGTGAAGGGCAGGCCAGTGCGGCATTCACCCGGTTGGGGCAGGGCGAATGGACCAGCCACGATCTGCGCAAATTGGCTCGTACCGGTTGGGCAGATATCGGCATTGACCACCTGATCGGCGAGCTACTGATCAACCACGCCATGGGCCACAACGTGAAGGTGTACATCCAGTCGGATGTCATGAGTCGCAAGCTCGATGCACTGGCGCAGTGGCACATCCATCTAGACCAGAAGGGTTTTTCCCTGATCCACGGGTTGACCGGTGTTAGATCCGAAGATTCCGGTAAACCTCTGGAGGCCTCACAGAACAAGGCCTGCGACGCCCCTCAAGAAACAACCACAGGAGAGGATTTAAAACATGAAAAAAGCCCAGGCCCATGGCTTTCGTAAGGTGCAGATCGAACTGGAGCATTGTTCGACCTGCAAGGGCAAAGCCGTGGTGCAGGGTGTGTTCTATGAGCTGATTTGCAGCGATTGCAACGGTTCAGGTTGGGTAATGGCAGGGAGTCGGTTGGTGCTTTCTACTGACGAATTGGTGACGCAGCTCAGCCTCAGATTGCAGCAGGCTCAGCGCGAAATTGAAGTACTGCAGCGAGGCCCGTCGACATCTGGGCCAACCAAGTATTACCAACAGAGCAACCGTCGCGGTGCCGGCGGATCGAACTTCACCGGGGACTAAGGGGTACAACAAATGATGATTCGAAAACCAGCGCTGCACCCGTTAGGCGATACGGAATACCTTCTAGAGCAATGGGGATGGTGGCGTATGGATGGAAGGGGAATCCCCAGCTATGCCTCGCCCATGTTGGCACTGATGCGCGATGC